GGGGTTGCCAAGCTCTTCTTGAAAAATATGTAAGCGTTTTTTAGAAGTTCAATACGCAATAATCAGGTTGGACAACCATTGTAATATTTACAGCAGTGTCAGCGGTATCATAATTATATTCACCAAAATTAGTACTAGTTATAAAAGCTCCCTTGATAATCCATTCAGATATAATATCACCTACAGGACCTAGTACATCAAATCTTAAATCTTTTTTATACATATCAGAATAACCATCACGACCTGTTACTGATTCGTGGTGTAAACGTACCCACTCCATTACCGCTTGTGCGCCTGAAGGGGTAATAGGATCAAATAATGTGAATGTAATAGGATCCCATTTGGTTATTCCTTTAACATAACGTTGCACATTAATATGATTTAATGTTACTGTTCCTGAATTGAGGGTTACAGCACTTACTCCTTTAATTTGATATGAAGGAATACCATCAATGTACATGATAAATCTATTCGCTTGTTTCGGTTCAAAAGCGGTAAAAAATACTTCGTTTGGATTTAATATTGCCATGTTATTTTATTTTATTATAAATATTCTGTTTTTAAAAATTTATGCAGGGAATGTAGCGCCTGTTGGTAATATGTTGAAATCAAGATAAATAAATTCAGCGGTTTTAGTTGGTTGTAAATAAATCTGACCTACCATTTGATTTCTATCAATTACATCAGCAGTATTATTTGAATCATCCATAATTACTTTAAAGGCATATAAACCTTGACGTTGTTGTACTGTTTCTAAAAATGGATTAACTTGACTTAAAAATGCATTTCTTGTAGCAAGTGTATTTTGTTCAAATACTAAATTTTGTGCTACTTCTGAAATAAAGTTTTTAAGATTAATTAATAATCTACGAACATTTACACGATCAAGGGCGGATGCTTGAGTTTGTAATGTTTTTTGTCCATATACTACTACACCTGTTCCAGGGAATGTTGCAATTGGATTAACTTTATTTTGATATAAAGTATCACGATTAGCTTGGGATAATTTCTTTTCAGCTCTTACTACATTGTTTAAACCACCTCTATTAATACCTGCTGGGGCGAACCAAGGTTCAGCAACAGTATCATTAAACGCATACACACCAGGGATCATTGTTGAAGCAGGTACCCAAACTAATTGACTAGTATTAGGATCAATTGTTTGAACCCAAGGCCAATAGGCAGCAGCGTATGATGTATTTTGATTATTTGCTTGAACAGTTGCTTGTTGGACACTAGAGCCAAAGGGCAATAAATCAACTACATAAATTGCATCTCCTCTGTTTTGAGTATTTACTATTGCAGTACTAATTTGGGTTGATCCTAAAGGGGCAGCAGAAGTAAATAAACCAGGAGTAACTAATACATTATATTGATAATCATCTTGATTAGCTAATAAATTTATCATGCTATTATACGCACTAGCGGAAATACCTTGTATATTAGTACTAGAGGCTGTTATATTACTATAATAGGCAGCTCCTCCTCCTTCAAATAAATTTCCTGTAGAACCTGAAAATGACCCGCTCGCATTAACAGGTATCGATGCAGTAAATTGTGCTTTTGCTATTCCATTATTGTCAAAATAGTATGGTGTTGGGTTATTAACCGCACTTACATAAACATATCTTGATTGGTTGGGATAATCACCAGATATTTCAACTTGATTATCAGTTGAGTTATATGTTCTTTGTTGATTACCTATTACTCTAGCAACATAATTTGGAGCGGTAGGATCCATAGATAAATTAGTCCAAGTTTCTAATACAATAGGATTATTAGTATTATCATTACCTTGTCTAATTAGTAAACTAAATGTACCCGATGATGTATCCGCATTGGTGATTTGCCATCTTATATTGTCTGCTGAGCCACTTAGTAATGAACCGGATGCATCTAAACTAGAGCTACTATTCATTATAGCACCTTGAGAAATAGTTTTTAGTACTAATGTAGGTTGAGTAGTTAATAAAGTACTACCACTAATATCTGTACTAATTGCAGAACTAAATGATCCTGTTTTTACTCTAGCTACTAATAAAGTTTCTCCACCATTTGAAAAGAAATTATAAGCAGCAATTGAGGTAAAGTATGTATAAACTAAACCACCACTAATAAATGTAGTGCCAAATCTATTTTGATAATCACTATATGAAGTAACTATTGTAGGATCTTCAACTGGTCCTTTAACTGTGGGTCCAATGATAGCGGCACTATTTCTAATAGGTCCTTGGGAAATAAAAGAATTGTCGTTTTCTCTTGCTAAAACGCCCGGAGATAATAATGTTTCTGCCATGTTTTTATAGTTTTTTGTTGTCTATAAATATGGTAGAAATTCGTAAAAATTAATTTTCTCTTAAGGAAAGAGTAAATTCTCCTGTTTCAGGATTTACAGAACCAATACCATATTTACTTGTGATATTTTGAACAAATTCTTGTTCTTGTTTTTGAACGTCTTGCAAAAATTGTTCTGCTTTTGTTCTTCTTTGTTCTAAAGAGAATTTAGCTACTTCAATTTGGCCTAATTCTTCAATAATTGTTTGACCATTTCTTTGTAATTCTTGTAATGTAGTTAATTCTTCTTGTGTTAATTTTTGATTTTCCATAAATTTAATTGTTTATTATACATATTATACTTTTTGTTCTCCTATACCATTTACTTCTGTATATTTTTTATCTATTAAACTATATCCTTTTGCTTGAGAAACTAAATTGTTTTTAAAAAATCCTTTAGGCTCATCATACATAATTGAATTAACCCATAAATCAAATACATCCCAAAGAGAATTCAATATAATATTTTTTACTTTATCTATTTTATCCCCAGGAATTAAATAAGAATGGGCTTCTACAAATCTTTTAGCACTTACGTGATCACCAAAATCATTTATCATGTCGTGGTATTTTGAAAAATTAAAAAATGTATAATTATATTTTTCACACAAATCTACAGCATTATATAATTTATTTACAAAATCATCTGCCTCTACGTTTAATACAGCATCACATTCAAAAAATATACAAATATAGTCTTTATCTGAAGGGCAACTCAGAATAGCATCGGTATGTGCTTTATAACACCCATAATGGCCTGGGCTTAGTTTATAATATCCCGGTTCTGGGCTAATATCATCAGGTCTTAAACAATTTTCTTTAGGGGGAGTTTCTGTATAGGGTGTATTTATAATTTGATTATATTCAATGTTTTTATACTGGCCTAATTGACTTATAGATTCAATAGAACGTTTTTCTCTTTCATCTTCAGGTCTTGTTAATAAATGGAATATTTTAATTTTTTTTTCTTTGATTGAAAGTTGCTTATTGATAGATTCTATAACCTGTTCAGGTTTAATTAATTTAGTACATTCAAATTGACGAGGAGTATTTTTATGATCAGGACACCATTCCCAGTCTCCTGCATCTAGTACGTGTCTATTAAAGCAACCTGTACAAGCATTATATTCTAAAGGATAAATTCGTTCACAATCCTGAAATTCAGTATAAGGGTAGCTAAAACCTGATATTAGGATAGTTGGAGTATTTAAAGCCCACGATACCCAACTCAAGCCACTCCCCATTCCTATAAATAAAGAAGCATCGCGAATATCAATCATTCTATCTTCTAATGGGATATCAAATCCTGTTTTATCTATTACTCCGGTTAATGTGCCTCCTAGTTTTGAATCGTGCCATTCATCTCCTAAAGGTTCAGCAGTCAACATAACAACTTTATACCCTTTATTGTTTAAATAGTCTATTATAGTTTGCCACCCACCAGGATAGTTCCAATATTTTGCATGAGCAGAAGCATGAGGAGCTATTACAACATATTTATCTTGAATGTCTGTTTTCTTTAAAGGAGCATCTAATATAGGTTTTACTTCTTTATATTTTACGTTTAATATTTCAGAGGCAGTTTGTTGTAATGGGTATCGTTTAAAATCTAAAGGTATTCTATTTAAATCTACTTTATTATTATTGTAAAACCATCCTATTTCAAACATAGCATATATATCAAATACTTCTGTTCCTGGATTGGTGAAATTGAGTTGTGGGTAAGATGATTTAAACCATTGGTTATGAAATGTAGAGCAGGTAACTTTACAATTCCATTTTTTTCTAAATTCTTCTATATAAGGGAACCAAGCTAAATGGTCTCCTATTGCTTTTGAGTCTACATGAATATAGACATGTTTTCCTGTAGGGTTAAATTTATATTCAAATACTTTTTCATTTGTAGATTCTATAAATGCTTCTATTTTCCAATCAACACAATATTTTATATTAGTACGAGTCCACATATTATTTGTAATAGTGGTTTCGTGTATAATTTTATTGTTTTTTTGGTTAGTAAATATTACCTTATATTTTTCATTTATAGAACCTAAAATTTCAAAAAAAGCACCATTAATAAAATTAACCTTAAAGGTATTTTGAGGTGGTTTATTCTTTATATTTAATATTTGAGTATTATTATACTCTTTAATTAATGTGTCTTTCATATAATTGAATTAATTCTTTTGAACGATTTAACCAGGATAGTTCTTGAGAGGTGCTTTGAAGCATATTTCTATAATTTTCCCAATTATTTAGAATATTCTGTAGTCCTTCATTCATTTTGAATATATCACGAGGCGCTCTCCATGCTCCATGAAATATTGTTTCTAATTCCCAATCTGCTATAATAGGAAGACCAGAAGCGGCTGCTTCTAACATAGTTAAATTAGGATGCCCTGCTTCTAGCATTGTTGGATGAACAAATATATCGTGTTGATGATATAGTTCTAATAGTCTATCATTAGGCCAATCAAATATTAAATTTAATTTAGAATAGTTTAGTAATGATAGATTTTCATTAAAAAATTGTTTGTTACTAGGAGGTCCGGCTATAGTAATTTCTAAATCATTTAATGCTGCTAATCCTATACCATAAGAAAATCCTTTTCTATCAAATCCTGGGTTGTTTGCTAATCCATTATTAGCAAGCATTAGTAATTTAGGTTTATTTGGTTTAGATTTTTTTATAGGGTAAAATTCATTATTATTGGTTCCATGTGAAAAATAATATACATTAGGTAATGTAAAATAATCAACTAAATACTTAGCAGGAACTAATGAAAAAATAGATTTTTCCATTGTTTCTTTATTCTGCTCGTATATAAATGAGTCTTTTCCATAATAAAAAACATGATGATCGTGCAATTGAAATATATAAGGTATTCCTCGCTTTGCTAATTCTAATGCTAAATTAGCAACATGTACCATTACAATATCATATTCTCCAGGTTGTATTTCATTACACCATTTAATATCGACTTCATGTCCTAATTTTTTTAAATTGCATGTAAATTCCCATACAATTTTTTCAATAGCTCCCCAAGATGGAGGGGGAATAGGGATACCACATCCCGGGTTTACTTGACAAATTTTCATTTAAATTTAAAATATCCGTTTTTAGGTAATTGATTTGTAATATAATTATCATCTAATAATATTTCTTTTGTGTATAGATGATTTTGAGTTTTTGTATCTAATACCTCTAATCGAAATAATACATAATTTTCTGTTTCTAAAGAATAATTAAATAAACGCCACCAAGTAAATCTACTATCAATATTATGTTTTTCTTCAAATATTATTTCATTATTTTTATTTAAAGCTTTTACAATAAAAATTCTAGAATCTATATCATTATTAACTTGGAAAGTAACTATATATTGGTTATTCGTGTTTTGTACTGGGATTAGGTTAAAATATTCTGCTTGGGAAAAGCTTAAATGATTTAAGGTTTTTTCATGAAGTCTATTATATTCATCTTCAGATTCCCAATATATATTAGGTACATTTTTTAGTAGATTATACCACATATGTTCTAACCCATTATTAGCAGAATTACTATATATTTGTATATTATCCCATTCTTGTTTATTAAAAATTTGAGGTAAATATTCTAAAAATATTTTAGGTTTAATACCCATAAGAGAGGTATCTATTTGGGGTTGATTTTCTTTTCCGTATCTTATATTTGAATATAAATTATGATTATTAAGTATTTTAGATATATAATTAATACCTTCAATATCTTTTAAGTGATAATCATAGTTTATTAAATATGCTTTTTCAAGGCCTAAATTATTAGCTAAAGCCATAGCATTATGGATATTATTGTGACAAGCAGGACCATGATAATTATCTTGTCCATTATCTATAGGAGAATATATCTCCCAATTATCTTCAATGGCATACCACATCCATACAAAAGTATGTTTAGTTGTAATATTATTTTTATCATATATCACATAATCTGATAGTTCTTGGATTTCTTTAGAAACGGGGTAATGTGAAGTAGTAATAATAATTCTATTATCTTTTTTTAGGGCTTTTAAACATTCTATAGTAATTTTTTCTACAAAAGAAGTATTTGGATATGTTCCTACTATATATGCTTCTTTAGTAGAATCTATATCATTTAATTTTGGTGAAAAAACTGATTTGATTTTATTACAATTTTCTTTAATATTATTAAATTCTAAGTATTGTGTATTATTAAATTTATCAAAATAGTTTAAATATACTGGTAAATTGTATATTAATATAGGTAATTGCCAAGAAATAGCTTCGCGTATTACTAAGGGCATAGTTTCCTTATCGTTATTATTACCTTTAGAGGTAAATAAGAATAAATCCATAGCACTATAAAAGCTATCTACATCTGATCTTTCGTTCCACCAAGTTAAATTATCTGGTTTGTTTTGCATTAAGGGTTCCCAATAGTGTTTGAAATTATCGGCTTGGTTTCCAACACAATGGAATTGATACTCAGGTAAAATACGCGCGTATTCAAAGAACTCTGCCTGGTTTTTACGCGGGGTAAACAGGCCTACGTGTAAAATATGTTTTTTGTTTGGGTCTAGTCCTAATGTCTTTAATGCTTCTTCTCTGTTGGGACGTTCTTTGTATTCAATAGGATATTCAACTAATACTTTGGGTATGTTTATATCTTTATATTGTTGAATTTGCCAATCCGATACAAACATAAATTTATCCGGAAAGAATTTTTTCTGGGCTGTATCGTACGATGAATCGTGAGATGTTTCTATAATAGAGTATGAGCGGTCTGTATTGTATATTTTTTCTGCTATATTATAATCCATAAAGAATTCAGGAATTTCTTCTAAGTGGATTATATCAGGTTTGATTTGGTCTATGATATATAAAAGTTCTTTTTTATCTTCATCTAAAGTAAAAAAGTGATCGGGGGGTAATAGATTTGTAATTTTATTACGTTGTACTACTAATCTTCCTCCAGTATGGTCATCCCACTCTACAAGATAGATATCAAATTCTCCTTGAAGAAGCTCTATTTTTTTATAAAGATATTGAGGTAAGCCACCTGTTGATAGATGAGGGGCTATATATAATAGTTTTTTCATAACCATTAATATATAAAACTATTTTTGTTTTGCCAAGTTATTGTTTAATTTTTGTTTTGCTTCTTCGTTTGTTAATAATTTTCCTTCGGATGCTATTTTTTGAAATTCTTCCATAGTTAATTTGATAATAGGTACACCACTATCTTTAATTTGTTGGAGAAGTTGGGGGGTGGGTTTAAGAAACATTATGATGTATATAATGGAATTAAATATTCGGTCCCATCACATTTAATATTCATCCAGGCAGCAGGTTCACCCAATACTGTGTTGTCTTGGTTATTATTATTGTAAAAAGTTGTAATATTTTGGTAATTACCAAGAAATGCTACAGGAACATTTCCAGTTACATTATTAAACTCCGGTCTATCATTTACATGAAGTATAGATTGCGGGCTTTCTACACCAATACCTACAAATCCAAAACTTCCACTAACCATTAAAGATGATGAAAAGGATGCAGATGCTGCAACTCTAAGTTGGTATCCACCATTTGAGCTAATATGAAGCTTTGAATCTAGGGAGGTTGTTCCTATACCTACTCTACCACTGCCTGTTACAAATAATATACTTGAATCTGTAGGTGAACCTACTCGTAATAATGAATCTGCCGAAGCACCACTTATATGAAGGTCTGCTGATGGTAAATTAGTTCCTATACCTACATTTCCACTACCCGATACATAAATTATATTATTAACTGCAGGTGAATCTATTTCAAATAGTCCAGCATTGCTAGCACCACTCACATGGAGTTTAGCAGTCATAGCAGTTACTCCAATCCCTACCTCACCACTGCCACTAATACGCATTTTTTCGGTTAAAGCCGCGCCGGTCCAAGTTTGGAATTGTAATGAGTACCCTCCAGCAGAACCACCTATTATTCTATTATCACCACTATTCCAATCTAAATATCTAGCTCCATCTAATGAAATATCACCTGCTGATATATGAAGTGCTGCTCTTGGATTTGTAGTTCCAATGCCAACTCTACCACTACCAGATACGAATAAGCCTGTTGTGGTTGGTGAACTTGCCCTAAATAAAGCATCAGCATTAGCACCACTTATATGGAGTTCTGCAGTTGGTAAAGTAGTACCAATTCCAACAAGTCCACTACCACTTACATAAAGATGAGATGTATTAAATGCTGATGTACCATCATCTAATATTGTTAAACTTGCACTTGCATTACTATTTTCTACTCTAAGTGCTGTCGTTGCGGAGGTTGCACCACTACCTCTAATTTCTAATCTCGCAGAAGGATTTGTTTCATTTATACCAACATTACCACTACCAGATACAACAAATACAGGTGTTGCACTTCCACCGGCATCTATCTCTAAAAGTTGTTGGGATGTAGCACCTGATATATGTAATTTTGCTTGTGGTGTTGCTATCCCCATCCCTGTTCTACTACCAGAAACAATTATGGCTTCTTGGTTAAATGTTCCCATTTTAATGGTATTGTCTGAAAAGACTTCCATAATGGGTATCCCCGAAATATCGTTTACGGAGAATAGTGAACCTGACAGTGAATCGGTTACTGAGAATAGTTCACCTTGTGAACCTTGTATATCTAGTATAATAGAGCCTGAGCCCTGTACTATGAGTCCTTTGCGGACTTTAAATTCGTTTGCCATAATTATTTCCTTTTTTCATTGTCCAAAAGGGTGTGATTATAAATATACTAAAGTGTGATCTTATTTATATTCCAAAACGTCCTCTCACTGCGTTAAAGTTTTGTTGGATTTCAGTTGCGGATAATGCTTTGTTTTTAGTAATTTGGAAAATTGATATAAAACCATTATAATATCCCGCCCATGACCCCCCAACCCTATTTAATGGATTGTTATTTCCGCTTGTAGAATTTGCAACATTAACATCAAAAGTACCATCTACATACATATCCATAGTATAGTTTGTATAATTTACCCAAGTTAACATATGCCAGTTACCATCATTTACTGTACGTACTCCTAACTTTTGGGACCATGCGTTGCTCTGGTATGTCCAGTATACAATCTTTCCCCCATTTACCCCCAACATAGAATAAACTGGTCCACTATTTGCGTTAGAAACGATAGATCCTAATCCTAAGCTATTAACTGTTGTTGTTGTTTTAGTCCAAGTATTAATTGTCCATGCTATGTTACCATTACCCATTGTAGTATTTGAGATAGTTACATAATCATTACTCCCATCAAACACTATACTACCCCCATTTGCACTATTAAATGTTGGTCCATTTACTAATGAACCACTATTACCTTGCCCACTTAAATCATTCCAAGTAGTACCTGAGCCTGGGTATGATAAGGGGTTAGCAGCATCTAGCATTAATATTAACCCATCTGTAACTGTATTTGCACCACCTATTGTTGCCATACTATAATTCTTTTATTGGTTCACTCCATTCGGGTGTTGATAAAATTTGTAGTATTTGTTCATAATCATACGGACCTTCTGTATTTGTAAGTTCAGATATAAATGTTGGATTAGTTTCATCCCATTTTATAAATGTTTTAAGTCCATCTACTGATTTTCTAATGGTTTCTGCTGAGGTTTCTTCTACTTGATTGAAATCAACTTTAAAAAGTTGAGAGGTTGGAAATATTAAATATTTTCTATTTTCGTACATATTATTATAAATTAAATCTTGTTTGTATTGCATTATAATTTTGAAGAACTTCGGTTGCTGAAAGATTACGGTTATATATAGAACATATTGATATGTTACCCCATAAATCTCTCCCTCCGCTATTTTGACCTAACCTAAATCCTCCAAATAAGGATGAATCTACACTAACTGTATTTTGTCCTGTAGTCGAATATCTTAAAATTCCATTTAAGTACATTTTCCACCCGTTGGCTCCCGGGGTTGTTGATACTACTAAATTATGCCATTGGGTCCCATTAACAATAGGTTGCCAGTCACCTGTAAATACTCTATCTGTTCTGAAAGTATCTAGCCAAATTCCTCCTACTCTTGAAGCATCCGTATAATAATATAAACACCCATTTGAGTTATTATATCCACTTAATTGAATTATTCCAGCTCTTCCTGATGAATTACTTCCTGAAATTAGTTTAAGCCATATACAAAGTGTAGCTTCAGTTGTCCCATTTAGTAAGGATAATAAAGAGGACAATCCAATGTAATCATCTACACCATCAAATACTATGCTTCCTCCTTTCCCACTATTAAATGTTGGCCCATTTACTAAGGTCCCACTGTACCCATTTCCACTCAAATCATTCCAAGTAGTACCTGAACCGGGGTATGATAAGGGGTTAGCAGCATCTAATGCTAAAACTAATCCATCAGTAACTACATTTGGCCCTCTATAAAATCCCATAATATTATATCATTCTTGCTAATGCTTTCATTGACCAGTTATCATTAGATGATGAAGCAAATAAACCGATATTTGCACCACTCATACTAACTAATAAATTTACACCTGTTGTATTTCCAATATCGTTAGTTGATGTATCTGCATATTCTACTGATGTTCCTTGCCATACTGAAAGTACTGTTCCTGCTCTTGCGTTTGAGCCACTTGTTAGAACATAATCAAAAAATGCTGCTCTGTATGAACTTGTGGGGATAGTTATTACTGTGCGGAATGAACCACTGTCTATATCTGTGTTTTGCCCATAAGTGTACAATGAACCTGTTGATATTTGGAAATTACCTTGTACGTGTAAGGATGCGGATGGAGTAGTTGTACCTATGCCTACATTACCCGATGATGAAATGAATACTCGTACTGTATTGTTGGTTTCTAATTGTAAATTATTGGTATCTGTGGTACCAATAGTCATAGTAGTACCTAATGTGTTACCATCGTTTAGGATTATAGCGCTTGAACTATAAAATAACCTATTGCTACTATCTGTCCAAAGGTATTTAGAGCCTGGGGTTGTGGTTTTATTTGATCTATCAAAATTAATACCAAATCTGTCAATAACAAGTTTATTATTATCAATGCTTGGTGTAATCCTATTAGTATCTAAAATGGTAAAAGATGAAGTTGCATTAACATTACCACTATCATCATTTAATTGTATATTTGAACCCCCTGCTCTAACACTGCCTGTAATATCCCCACTAAAAACTGTGTTTCCGTATATTGAAAATCCTTGAGGAGGAGCAGAAGTTTGTGTAAATGTAGAGCCTACATCTATTTTTACTGCTTTATATGTTGATCCTATACCCCCATATACTTCTAATAAATTACCTCTAGCAGAAGTTGCACTGCCCGTACCCCCACCCACTACAAATAAATGATCAGGACTATTTAATGGGAAATTAAAGTGTCCTATTGTTGTTTGTCCTGAGGCAGAAGCAATAGTACCAATACCCATTGCTACAGAAGCATCCCCTCTTGCCCACGAACCCGAACCTGCTGTAAATGATCCTATACCATCTGCATCTGTTTCAATACCTGTACTAAAGGATGCAGTAGCGCTTGCTGTTGTATTAAAACCAGCAGCGTGAGCTGCAAAACCTGAAGCTAAAGTACCTATACCTTCAGCAAATGACGCAGTACCCGTAGCTATTGATCCTGAGCCGTATGTTGAAGCATATGGAGCAGATCCTATAGTATCAATACCTGTATTTATAGCGTTTGAAAATAATCTTGTATCTGATCCGTCTTCTGATGCTATTTCTAAACCAGTACTACCTGTTCTAAATCTTAAAAGAACACTTTGGCCAGCTTGATTACCTGCTAAAAATAATTGTGTAATTCCCCCTGATTGGGAAATAGCAAAAGATTTTGTGCCTGCACCATCTAAACAAAAATTAAATGATCTTTGATTAGGACTGGCTGCTCCTACTATAAAATTTAAATCTCCCCCAATAGAACCGGCAATATAATCACCAGAACCATATCCAGCTCCTATTCTTTGTGCATTTAAAAGAGTATTAGCTACAAATGATATTTCTTTTATAACATCAGTTTGACCTATTCTAATTACTTTATTTGTTTCATCAAATCGCATTAAATTAGTACTTTGTATTAAAGTAGATGATGAAGCATATACTGCATAATAATTGTTACTAGCAGGGAGGTTAACAAATACATTTCCACTTATACCACTAGTACCACTAGGAGCACTTACACCTGATGAACCTTGTGTGCCCGATGTTCCTGAAGTACCGGATGATCCACCTGATGTACCTGAAGTACCTGTCACTCCTGAAGTACCATTTTGACCTGATATTCCGGAAATACCATTAAAACCGGATGTACCTGAAGTGCCTGATGTACCTGAAGTACCTGAAGTACCATTTTGACCTGAGGTACCTGAAGTACCATTTTTACCTGAGGTGCCTGAAGTACCATTTTGACCTGAGGTACCTGAAGTACCATTTTGACCTGAGGTACCTGAAGTACCTGATGTACCTGAAGTGCCATTTTGACCTGAGGTACCTGAAGTGCCTGATGTGCCCGAAGTGCCGTTTTGACCTGAGGTACCTGAAGTACCTGATGTACCCGAAGTGCCGTTTTGGCCTGATGTACCCGAAGTACCTGATGTACCTGAAGTACCATTTTTACCTGAAGTACCTGAAGTACCTGATGTGCCCGAAGTACCATTTTGACCTGAAGTGCCAATTAAACCTGAGGTACCTGTAGTACCTGAAGAACCTGATGAACCTGAGGTTGCCGATTGACCTGAAAGGCCGCTTAGACCATCTGAACCTGAAGTACCTGAAGTACCTGATGTACCCGAAGTACCGTTTTGGCCTGATGTACCTGAAGTACCTGATGTACCCGAAGTGCCGTTTTGGCCGGATGTACCTGAAGT